TGTTGTAAAAGTTACTGCTGCATTATCACTAGGTGTTGCAGCTAAAGTTTTATCTAAGTTCAATGTATATTCTCCACTTCCATTGTCTGTTACTGCTTGTATCGTATATTCAGTTGCATTTCCAGCTATTGTAAATGTTTCATTAACAACAGGAGATGATGTTAACCCATCTACAATTACAGATGTTCCGCTTTGAGAACCTCCATCTACAAGTGGAGTTCCTCTTTGAGATAATGTTGTAGTTGTTTGACAATCTAAAGTTGTTGAATCATCAACACCAAATTTTTCTAATGTATAAACTGTTCCTGAAGCTACTTGTCTTTTAACTGCAACAATTAAATTTTCATTTAAACTAACAATTGAATGAAATAAATCATTTTCTCTTGTACTCCACATAGTCCAACCTGCTATTTTTTCATCTCTAACAGAATGAAAAATAGCTAACTTTCCTGGATGTACAGATCCATTATTTAAAAAGAAAGCATATTGTTCTGGTTTAACTAAATTACCTGATTGAACAGATATTTGTTTTGGAGCATCTACTAAATGAGCTGCTAAAATAGAAACTGAAGTTGCTTTATAACCATCTTCAATATCATTCCATACAAATTCTCTAACTATTTTTCCAGTCTTTTGAGAAAAAATTGTAGCTTGATCAAATTGTTGAGGAGCTGCTCTATTTATTCCATAAGGTGTTTGTTGTTTTAAAGTAACATTACTTGGAGTAATTGCTGCTGTTGTTGTGGTAGTTGGTACATAATATTCTCCACCATCAGTAAAAATTTGAAGACTTCGTGTAGAAATCATATGTCTTACTTCATTAACTTTATCTCCTGATATATCTACATCAATTGCTTTTGTATCGCCTGAATCATCTACAAAAAAATTATAATAAGATCCTGTTTGTGATGCCCATATACCAGCAGGTCTTCCTTTACTTCCTCCCATCCAAAATCTATTTTGATGAAAAGCTGCTGCTTGAGGATATCCTCTTAAATCTGAAAATGTTTGTTCATCCCATTCTGTTGTTGCATTTGTATCTGTTAATGTTTCATTAACGGTACAAGCTAATTCTGTTGCACTTGTATAACCTGTTACCGTCATTGTTTTTGTTTTGTGTCGTAATTTTAATCCTACCCAAGAACTAGTAAATGTATTTGCACTAGCAGTAACTGTAATTGATCCACTTGTTCCAGATGGAGTTAAAGTTGTAGAAGATGCTGCGTACTTGTAGTAGGGTTGGTATATTGGATATCCAGAAGAATGAGTTGCCCAATCAAATGTATTAACTACAAATGAAGTTGCTGATTCTCTAAATATTTTTCTAATTGCATTATTTCTATGAGTTACAAAAATAGTATCTGCAAATTGTGTAAAATTTAATTCAAATAATTGAGCTGTTGTCCAATTACAATTTGTTGTATAATTTGATGTAAGAGCTGTGCCACTCGTATTATAAACATCTAATCTATTATTAGATACTACAATAATAGCTACTTCATCATCAGAAAATACAAATGGAATTAATCTACATTCAGCAGGTAAAGTTGCTAAATAAGTTGTACCTGGTCTTCTCATTAAACCACCTTCTGCTAATAAAGCAAAATTTCTACAAGACTTTGTTCCTTCAAAGTATGCTTTACTATCAGTTCTACTTGCTAGTAATGGATTTAATTCTCCAGATGAAAAGTTTGTTTGGACTGTATTAATTGTTCTTGGCATTGCTATCCACTAGTTCTTGTTGATAACCTCAAATTTTTGTATCTACTTAGATCAAATTTTGCATTGGTTCTTTCAACAGAATCTATGTGTTTAGCAGTTAAAAATTGTCTATCAGCTAATTCAACAAATGATTTTATCATATCATTATCTCTAGCTACCGAACCTGCAAATACAGATGCTAATTGATATTCCAAAGCTAATTTAAAATGAGCAGGAAAATAAGATTCATCAACCCTATAAATATAATCCATTATTAACTTATTAGAAGATCCATAACCATCTACATAAATATAATTTTGGTATCTTTCATATGGAATAATATTATCATTAACAGTTATTGTATTTATTTGTAATACAGCAGGATCTGTAGGCATTTGATATGCATAATCATATCTGCCTGTTGGTGCACTAGTTAATAATGAAATTTGTTTTTGTGTTGTAGCAAATCTCCATCTACTTCTACATAAAGATGCTTCTACAATATCTTCATAAATATTAGACGCAACAAGTGCTTCTGTACTTCCATCTGAAAAAGATGAAATAGGTTGAGCTCCTACCATTATTAATGCTCGTGCACATATATCTACTTTTGTTGTCGCCATAATTTTTTTTTTACTAACCTAGGGGGATTGCTCCCCCTAAGTTTTTAAAGCATTATGATAATAATACTGTATCTAGATTAGTTCCACCATCATTAACAGATACCATTAAGATATCTACTGCTGCGTTTGAACCACTATTTACAAATATAATATCACCCACTTTTAACTCTGCATGAGATAATATGAAATAATTATCATCATCTATTGTGCCGATCGCATCTCCGTCAGTGTAATACCAAAGAGAGTTAGAAGGGCCCATCTGTGAAATTTTTTTCACAGGATTGTCTATCGCGTAAGCCATTGTTATATTTCTCCTATGTTATTATTCTGCACAAAGTTGGACTCTAGCAGCATCACCATCAATTTCTACTGCACCTAAAGATAACATTGAAGTTATTAAGTGAGATACTTTTTCAGGGATGTAGTTAACTTCAGTTCTAACATCAGAACCTACTCCACAACCAATCGCTGATTTATGGAAACATAGATTCTTTCTGTCTGAACCAGAAAGTGTTAATCCAGAGTGTACGAAGAACAGGAAGCCCATCCATCTCTTAGCAGTTATACCGCCAGGGAAAGGAAGTTCATTCGGCCCTACATATTCTACTCTAGAAAATTGGTCGATTGACAATAGATCACTCCATTGTTTAGGCCCAACAACCCAGTATCTCTGACCATCATCAGGAACATCATTTCCATTGAAAATTTCCATCATGTTCTTAGCTTTGATCAAAGACATTCCAGTTGCTGAACTGTTAACATTGTTAGCGATCGAAGTTGCACCATCAAGCACATCTATAAGCACTTGGTCAGTTTTTCTACCTAGTGCATAAGCTGCTGATTGAGCAACGACTTGTCTTTCGTCAATATTAACCTTTAACTCGTCAAGTTTGTCAACATAGTCTGCTGCGTAGTAATCAGTTAAAGTTGCTGACACATTGCTGTGAGCAAGATCCATTGCAACCACTTCAGCATGTCTTGCTTTTGTGTTTGCAGAACCTTTTGCAACTTTCTGAAACTTAACAGTATTTCCGTTAACACCATTAACTGTTCTTACTAAATTTTTCAATTTGCTTCCCATTCTTTGGTAAGCCATATGAACTTCAGCTTCGAACTGAGTAATAAAGGCATTTGTTATTGATGTTGCCATTGTTATGTCCTCATTTGTTAGTTGTTATTAATGTTATCGATTGTCTGCAAAGAGTTTGCTAGTTGTCTAGTTAAAGGCTAGTATTGACACTTCTCAGGTCTTCTGTAGAATTAAAATGTACAGGTGTAGTAGGCAACGCACATTATACCCACTTTTTAGGAATTGTAATAACTTCTCCAAATTCTATTTTACCATCTTCATCTTTGGAGTATGTACCAAATAAAGTTATGTATTCTGGTGTATCTTTATAAACCCAAAAGTCGCTTGTTATGCAAGTAGAAGGTCTAGAATCTTCAATGTCTTTTTCAGATATCCATCCTGTCTGACTTACACAATCAAGCCACTTAATAGGTTTCTTTAACTTTTTATAGTTAAATTTACCTTTACTTCGTTGTGTTTTTGTACGCCTTCTCATACAGTTCTGTAACTCTCTTAACATAAGCTGGATCTCGTCTTGCACTATCAAAGTAACGAGGATCATTAAGCATTGATTTTAAGTCGTCAGCAGAAGCTGCAACATCTACTTGAGTAGGTTGAGTAGGCAAAGGAGTATCTTTATTAAGTTTAATAATTTCCTCAATAACTTTTACTCCATCAGCTGTTGATGCTAATTTTGAAATAGCACTAAATCCATCTGGAGATAAATGTTTTTTACTCCACATTTCAGCTGCTTCAACTCTTTCTTTTCCGTGATCTCCAAGTTTTTGTACTTCAAGATTAGGATTAGGTAAGTTAGCCATAGCATTATCTATAAATGCTTTGACTCCACTGTCATATTGTTCTTGAGATAAACCAGCATCTTTTGCTGTTTGATCCCACCATTGAACAAGTTTCATGTCTTTATTAATTTTTAAATCTACATTCTGAGGTTGCTCAGGTATATTTAATTTATAAGACTCTGGAACTTTAGAAGCTCTTTCTTTAGACATATCTTCTCTAATTTGTTTAGAAAGATCTTCTGTTCTTGAACCTAACTTTTGCTCAAGTGAATTATAACTTGAAGCTAAGTTTTCTATGTTAACTTGCTTAGTATCATTGTTCCAAAACTTATCCTGCACATATTCAGGTTTAGTTGCCTCAGAAGGTGCTTCTGTGGCGATTGGTGCTACTGTTTCTTTAGCATTATCATCTGCCATCGTTTTCTCCTTTTTTTATTCTTGTTGTTATAATACCCATTAAGAATCTCATTCCTTCAATATGGAATAAGCCATTGCTGGTGATATTAGGCCCAGCAACTGTTTCAGTAGTAATAGATTTTAAATAATCTAAAACTACCTTACCTTGATCACCACTGAATACTTTTGCAAAATCTTTATTTAACTTTGCTTCTTCAGTTTCTGATCTAAGATATCCGTCTATACTTTTAGTAGGTGGTGTTTTGTTCTTTTGCGAATTTAATGCATCCCAAGACATATTACTCCGTAGGTGGTTGAGGCTCTACGGGTGATTGTGGTGCTTCAGGGTTTTGAGCTAATTGCCCAATTTGTTGAACAATTCTTTGTTGTTCACCCTCATCTCTTATCAACTTCTCAGGAAGATTCATTTTCTCGGCTAAATATTTTGCTGTTTCACTTTGGTTCACAATTACATTTATCATTTGTGGCCCAAATGTTCCAGCTATAATTTCATTAAATCTAGTTACATCTGCAACATCTTGTAAATGTTGAGCTTGAGCTAATGGAGATCTTGGAGATATTTTAACTTCTCTACCATTAACTTTAGGTACATCTATTCTACCTTGTTTAACCAATATTCTAATTATTCTTTTTAATAATGGATTAATAAATTCTGATTGTAGTCTTCCAAATGAAGATCCTATTTGTCTAGATAGATCTGCCATTCTTTCAGAAACTTCTGTAGCTGTCATTGGAGTTCCTTCAGGTTTTCCTAGAGCTTCCATGTATAATGCTTTTTTAATATTCTGACGCATATCATTAAGAACCAATTGTGCAACATCAAAGTTTGAAGCTGCACTAATTGGCATAAGTCCTTTGCTTCCAGGGGCAACTGGGATTAAAGAACCAGGTACTAGGGAGATATTGTCAGGATTAATTACACCATCGTCTTCATAAGTATAAACTCCACTTACAGACATTTGTGCATTTTGTAATATTAATTCTATAGTAAGATTGCAAGTTTTGATTGCTCCCATTGCATTAAATACTGGGCCTCTACCATAAACTTCTCCAGATGCTTTGTTCCATCTAAATACTAAATAAGGATTAGATCCTTCTCCTTCATATTCTTCTTCAAATAAAATATGTTTAGGGTTTTCTAATACCACACACATTTTGTATTTTTCAACATTGTCTTCGTGAATTTTGTAAATTGCTTCTATAATTTTAACTTGTTTCTTTTGTTTTAATGGATCAAAGTTTTCAGGTAATTTAGCTTTAGGATATAAAATATTTATTTCATTTGGTTTACAAACTCTTGTTCTATAAATGGCATCTATTTTTCCATCTGGGCCATTCATTAAACAAACTCTTGGTAAAGGTACTGCTGTAAAATTAATTGGATTTACTGCATCACCTTCTTCAACAAGCATAACACCTGTACCAATAGCAAGATCCATAAATGCTTCATGGACTTCTTGGTTAAAGTTTGATTGTTGTAATACTTCAAAAACATAATCAGTAATTTTATCTAACTCTAAATTAATAAATTGTTTTTGTGATGCAGGTACTTCAGATCCTGCTTGAAAGTCTGCCCATCTTGCAAATGTTGGTGTAATACCTGCTTGTAATCTAGAAGCAAATTCTTGAACACCTACTACAGCTGTTTCATCAAAGATCTTATCTGTTCTTCTTTGTCCAGGAGCTTCATCATAAAAAGATTCTCTATTAGGAAGACAGTATTCATATGCTTCTTCAAATTTATCTTTCCAATAGTCTTTTGTATTTTGAGCTTCTTTATACTGTTTAAGTATAGAAGTTGCTTTGTCTGGTGCACCAACTGATGGTGTATCTGAAATATCTACATAAGCCATAATTATTTAATCTTAGTAAAGCCGTCTTCTTTAATATCTTTTTTAAGAATCTCAATTGCTTCTTCAGGAAACTCTAATAAAAAATCTTCTTTAATTTCTTCAAATTTAATTGCATCAAGTTTTCCTGAAGCTAGATCTTCTAATGCAATACGCATAGTAATTAAACGATCACCTTCCATAACATCATACTTACCTCCGTAAGCATGTTCTAAATCTTTTTTATGTTCTTGGATAAATGAAGCAATAAAATAATAACTGTGATCGTATCCTTCCTGCATACGGAAGGTCGCTGGATAATTTCTACTTTTACAGGTCTTTTCAAATAACTT